GGGCAATTTTGCCAGTATGCTTACAAGCTTTACTTTTCTCTGTATCTTAGTCTTTTATGTAGACGGTGGATGGGTGAAAACTTTTGATGGAAATGGTGTTAGTGTTACACAATTTCCAAATAAAACATTCATTGTGCGTTCGAACGGAACTGATTGGCATTATGGTAAAGATCATACTTTTAGTATGCTTCCTAGTGGAGATATTGAAGTAATGCTATATCTTGTTAGTACGGATCGTCTTGCAAATTCAACTACATTCAATGTTCATGATCGTGTAATCGCAGAAAGTGTGTTTGCCAAGAGTATGTCTGACGTTTGGTCGAATTTTCACCAGATGTCATGGACAAGCTTATGGCATACAATTCCTTGGATTGTGTTTCTTATGGTTTTAACATTGTGTGCGGTTGTTTTGTATCCTACATTAAGATTTGGTGTCATTCCGTTGTGTTGTTACATTGGTAAACTAGGTGACTATGTGGTTGGCGGATTATGTGATTCAGTATGTATGGCTTATTGTTGTGCTTGCAGACCGTTTGTTTGCATTCGCAATTGTATTCGTGATGCTTATATGAATTCGTGTATACGTCGATCCAAAGTTAAATTGGTTCAGATGGGGGAAACTTTACCCATGTTGAATATTGGTCGATCTAAGTTTCGAACTGATGAAAATGGTATTTATTTACAGAAGGATGACACACGTATATATTTGGACATTGGAGCTGATGAGGTTCCGAACTATCTCAATCGTAACTGGATTGAACGAAAACAGAATTCAGTTTTGAAGGAGACGGTTATAAGTACATCGAAATTTTACAAGGTTGATAAATTACCTGATTTTCAGGGTCAATTTATGGTTGATGATGTTATAATTGGTCATTTCGCTCGTATTAACTGGCAAGGTACTGATTGTTTATTAACAGCATATCATGTTCTAGACTACAATCGTAGTTCTAATGTGATGATATGCAAAGGAGATAAGCGATTTGTACTTTCAGAGGTTAATACTCGTATGTTGGCCTTTTCTCCATCACATGAATTGGACTTCTTAATCATGGAGATTCCTGTGAAGATTTTTGGGTTACTTGGAATTAAATTGGGTCATGTGTCTGAGCGTATAGGTGTTGGTCATCCTGTTAGTATTTTCCAAGTTCGTAATGGTGTCCCATGTGTATCGGTCGGTTCAGTTTCAAAGGCTGATAAACCGTATTTGATTCGATATGGAGCTAGTACTTCTATTGGAACTTCTGGAGCGCCAGTTTTGGACAAACGCAATGGAATAGTGGGAGTGCATATTGAGGGGTCCGACTCTACTAGTCGTGTCTATAACCATGGGGTTATCCCTCCTGTTTTGAGAAAATCAAAGGAATCCGCTGCCAATGACGATGTTGTTGATGGTTGGGAAACCGAGAGCGTTGAATCCAATGGTTTTTGGGAACAGGGTGGTGATATTTATTCAAAAGAACCCGGGGAAACAGAAACTGATTGGGAAATTACTGAACGTGAAAATGCGTGGCGTGTTTATCTGGAAAAGAAAAACAAAGATGCAATTAAGCGTTCAAGTGGAAGTTGGGCAGCTCAAATGGATTATTTCGATCAACAACTTGATGAATTGGAAGAAGATGAAGAACGTGAAGGATTTTTAGAAAATTATCGAGTTCAACAAGTGAAGAGAAGAGAAGAACAACCACGTATGCGACAGGTTAAGCATAATCGATTCGTCAAGGAAAGTCCTTGGACTTGTACTAGATGTTCGACGTTGCACTTGAAGCATGGCAAAAATTGTTCAAAATGTGGTTATGCATTGGCTCCTGCCCCATTGGAAGAGGAAGTAGTTGAGAAGAAGTTGGCTTTAGATGAAATACGAAGTATTGCGTCTGCTCCGCCTCCTGATTTTCCTGTTCCTGATGTTCCTATGCGGAAAATTGTTAGAGAGGTTGTAGAAGATTGTCTTCGAACTGAATTTTCAGCCTTGGCTGCGAAGGTGTTTGATGGTCGTAGAGATTTAGCTGGTACTTCTGATGAAATTGGATTTACTCGAATGTGTGAAATAGTGGATGAACTTAAAATGAAAGTAGTACGTCTTGATTCACAACTTGCAAAAGTTATGAGTCGAGATTGGAATCGTCGTTATAATGATCATTCGATTGCTGATTCACCTCATTTAGTAACTAAAACAACGTCAGAATCTTGTGGAAAGCTTTTACACCATGACACATATCGTAAAGAGGTTGACGATGTTTACGGTAATAAACGTATTAGCGGTTTGACGACAATGTGTGAACCTATCGTAACAACAACTGCGGATGTAGAAATAGTTTCCAAAGGGGGAGAGAAAACCAAGGATCGTAGACGACGTTTGAAACAGCAAAAGAAGGTGATCAAGCAGGAAGAGAAGAAGGAAACTGTTGTGTTTTCAGCTTTAGCGGCTTTCAGCTCGTTATTTGGAGATGATTGTTCAACAACTACTACAACTATAGTACCCGTAAAAGGTGGAAAAATGGTTGTGGAAGATGGTAGCATCACTTCAATAACTAGCCATTTAAACTAGTATCGCCCCAGTTATTCTGGGGCGAATATTGTGCTTGGACTGAAATTTGTGATTTTTCCCGACAATCCTTGTTATTAGGGATGAGTTCGTGTAAATTCATAGATAGTAAGCCCTTAGCACATACAGTTTATTGGGAGAAGGCGTGCAATATAGATGAAACTTTACGGTTATTCGACTGGCCTGATCGTTCACCTGATTCGGAGAAAGTTAGTTTTCGACTCCAATGTGATAAACACATTGTTGAGAGGTATAGACCAACTGAGTATGAATTGTGTGTTTCTGATCAACGTGTTTTACCAACTTACATTAAACATTCTTTGCCATCGTATTTGGTTGATTTGGATAGTGTTTCGGAAGTGATTGATGAATTTAAGGGTTACATAAAAGGTGATTCAACACCTGGTGTTCCTTATGCGATAACTGCTAACAGAAATGATAAATTATTTGAAATTCTCGGAAGTCGTTTCAACGATTTAGTCATTGAGCGTATGAGTAGGCGTTTATACTACTCGCTTGATGATATTCGGAAGATGTCTAGGAGAGAATTAGTAGAAAATAATTTAATGGATCCTGTTAGAGTTTTTGTTAAAAGTGAACCACATAAGGTGAAGAAATTACAAGAAGGTCGTGTGCGGTTAATAATGTCTGTGTCAATTCTTGATAAGTTTATTGAAATGTTGCTTTGTCGACATTTATATAAACTTGAAATTCGCAATTGGTTTGCAATTCCATCTAAACCTGGTATTGGGTTTACTGATGAGGATGTGGAGCTTGTTTATGACGATGTCATGAGTTCCTTACCCATGTCAGCTACAGATATATCAGGTTGGGATTGGAGCGTAGATTATTGGCAGATTTTAGATGAGGCTGAAGGTGTTATAAAGCTGTGCACTAATTCTCGCGAGTGGTGGGAACATTTGTTGAGAGCCACGGCGATAATTGAATGTAAGTCGATTTATCAATTTTCTGATGGAACATTAGTAGTACCAACATTTGATGGACTTGTTAATTCAGGAAAATTTAAAACGAGTCGGGGAAATTCGTTTATGAGGAAGAGATTATCTGATTTAGTTGGAGCGAGAAAATGTATAGCCGCTGGAGATGATACTGTTGAGTCAACAGTTAAACTCGCGGTTGAAAAGTATCGTAGATTTGGATTTGAGATCAAAGAATATGTCGATGTCATTGATGAGTTCGAATTTTGTAGTAGAGTGTATAAACATGGCCAGTCTTGGCCTGTTAATTATCAAAAGATTGTTATGAATTTACTTCACAACATACCTAAAACTCCACTTGAATTCAGAATGTATATGACTGGTTTCATTGATGATCTTGAACATCATCCTAAATTTGAAGATATTCTTAACCTTGTAGAACAAGTTGGGTATTTTGAGCTGGCGGGGGCTCAAGATATAGTTGGAGATAATTGATTCGATGGAACAACAACCCTTACCACAGAGACAACGTAGAGGTAGGGCAAACCAACAAGTGCAGGTACCACGGCGCAAGAATATGACACCACAACAACGAGAGAGAAGACGCTTGAGACGTGCGCGGCAACGTGCTAATCGTCGAGTTAATTCTAACCAGGGCTCGATGAATGTTTACCCACAACCTGGTTATGCTAATACTGGTTTACGCAAGCTAATGCGTATTGATTCCAAGGGATCTCGGTTGACGCAACAAGGAATTTCATTTTTAAAGTGTGCATTTGCACCGCCAGATTTTGCTGCTAATGATGTAGCTGGTGTGCCTGATTCATTTCATGGTGCCAGTTTAACTAAGAAGCATAGAATGGTAAATCCCTTTGTGTGTCCCGCTTCCATGGATACATACATTTTAGTTTTGCCTACTCCTGGTATAGCTTATTGGACTGCCAGTGTAGCTGCTGGAACTCAGATTCTGGCTGCGACTGTGTTTACTGGTGTCAACTATAGTGATTTTGCTACCATGTTTGGTGGCACTGCCACTTCGGCTGACATTGTCAATAAATTTCGGTTTGTTTCACAACATATTGAGATTGTTCCTACAGTAAACCAAATGACGTGGACGGGATCTTTCCAGGCTTGGAAATTTCCATGTATTGTGTCTCTTCGTGAGAATGGTGCTTCAACTGCTAACTTACTTACTGTGACAGGCTTGCAGTCTTGTAATGCGACAAATGCGAATGAATATGTGTCGCCTTTTAACCTCGGTTTATTCTGTGGTGCTTATAACTCGAATGCTCAATTCGATTTTCAGCCCATTTTAGAAGATACCGGGGCTGTTCCATCAGCTTTGGTTGGTGGTGACTTTGGCACACTTAATCCTCCTAATGCCTTTACAGGACTTGACAGTGGCTTTGAGTCGCTTTGTATTAAAATTTCTGCGGTTGGCACAAATGCTAATAATTCAATGTTAATTAAAACTTGGGCGTGTGTTGAGTATCAATGTATGCCTGGGAATTTGTTGTATGAATTTACAAGCTTGTCTCCGACGGATGACCTTGCATTGAAAGTGTACAGAGAAGTTATTAATGGATTGCCAGTAGCTGTACCTTTTCTAGAGAATGAGAATTTTTGGACACGAGTCCTTAATATAATTCGGAATATCTCTGGAGGTTTATCAGTATTACCAGGACCTTATGGGCTTATGGCCGGTGGTGTGAATGCAATCACAACTGGTCTCAGTTCTGTGTTGTTATGATCTTGTGAGAGGGAAGGAAAACCCTTAGAAGTATTTCTTAAAACCATAGAAGGAAACTATTCAAACCACAGTCAACACAGAGAGCTTGACGGCAGGTCCGCAAAGACCTTAAACTATGGAACGTAGGGATCGGTTCTCCTTATACGTCTTGAAGCTTGCTTCTAGAGGTACTGAGAGGTAATTTCCGGGACTTGGTTCGTACCCTTCAGTGGCCGGCTCACAATGAGCTTGCTCTTGTGGGCCGATTGCTGAAGGGCCTCATCCGCTAGGCGGGTGGGAGTGCTGGCGCTCTCTGGG